GTCGGCGCCGGCCACTCCCTGCTCAGCTCGACAATGCCCTTGCGGCCCTCGACAGCCATCAGAACGCACGGCTGGGTTTGCCGCTGATCACAAAGCTGATGTTCACCGACACGCTCTCTCCCAGGCTCTGACCGATGCCCTGGCTGTTGATCAGCACCGGCCCGGACAGCTTGCTGCCGCTGCCCTTGTGAATGACCATCTCCAGGTCGTCCGGCTGTTCGCCATCCTCAAAGATCCGATTCATCAGATCCACGGTCGGCTGATCGTCGATGCGATACCGCACCACTGCCGAGCCACTGGTGGTGCGCTTGCCGTAGGCAAACTCATCATCCATGTCGCCGATGCCGGTCGTATCCAGCGTTGCACGCTGCGTTTCCATGCTGATGTTCACCACCTTGGCAACCTTCTGCCCCCGGAAGCGGATCTCGCCGTGCGTGCTATTCGGAACCGTCATCGGATGTTCGACCGCTACTCACAGCCTAAGCTCGGCCCTGAATGTGCACCGGCAGCTGATCCGCCGGCCGCCCTGCATACGGCTGCCCTCAGGCGGCGCTGCCCAGTACCACCGCATCCCGCCACCAGGCGTCAGCAGCTGCGCGTCGATCAAACCCTTGCCCACGATCGCCGGGAACGTCACATCCTCCATCGGTCCACGGGCGGCATTGTGCGCGGCCCTGATCTGCTGATAGGCCGCCTGGGTGATGTTGTCGAACGTCAGCGTCAACGGCGCATCAGATGGTTTATCGCCCCACAGCCGAACGCTGCGCACCCCGCTCTGTGATCGTGATTCAGTGACTGGCCAACTGCCCTCGCCGAACTCGTGCGCAGTGGGCTGAATTGCCGGGAACTGCACCGTCATCGCTCAATCACCCATGCGCTGGTCTGATCCCAGTCTGCAGCCACCAGCAGGATGCCTTGGGCATTGGTTGGCATGTGCACCGCCTCAATCTCGTAGGCGCCCTGATCGGATGGCGTGATCCGGCTGATCTGGTACGTGCGCACCTGCGTTGATACCTGCTTCACCGTGAAGACGATGCCAGCTGGCGACCCGATGCCGCCGCTGATCGACAAGGTGGCTGCATCGTTCACGTTGCCGCTGCCGCCCCAGCTGATCACGTTGTAGGTGCCATTCGCCAGCGGCGTCGTGCTCACCACAGTGCCATCGCCCAGCACTACGCCGTTGTTGAACTGGTCGTAGACCGTGGTATCCATCGCCACCCTGATCAGGTCGCCAGGCCCCACACCGGTGCTGATGCCCTCCAAGCCGTCGTAGGTGGTGCGGAACCTGATCGTGTGATCCCGCAGCCGGCGCATCCGCAGCGTGAACTTGGCGACATCGATCGCGTGGTTCTCATTGGTGCAGAAGTCGCTCAGGTCGATTGCCTCCATCGGCAGCGCATCGCTGCCGTACGGCGCCGCCTCGCGCACCAGCACCTCGCGCTCAAGCGGGAACAGGCCAGGATTGGCAGGGTTGGTGCTGCTGCGTTCCTGCCGCCACTTCACGCTGATCCGCGCCGCCTGCCGTTGCTCTGGTGGTGTTGACTCAAACTGGAAGCTGCCCTGCTCAATGTTCCCGGCAGTGAACAACGCACGATGCGTCACGGCGTCAAACGTGATGAACGGCACCAGGTCGTAGCGGCCATTCACCTCTCGGAAGTCCAGCAGCATCGCGCCAGCTGTGTCGGCAATCCATTGGCGGGGTGCTTCCTGGCTGATGATCACGCCACCATCAAAGAAGTATTTCCGGTCCTGGCACCACTGCGCTGCTGATGCAAAGTTGACAAGATTGATCAGATCATCACTGATGCTGCCAGGCCCATACTTCACGTTGGTGAGTCGATCCAATGCCAGATCAGGCAGCAGATGTGATGGGCCGGTTGCGAGATTGTTCAACAGTCGCCGCACCTCAGTGCCGCCAGTCACGTACGCTGACAGCTGGCTGAACTGCCGCCACTCATACGCTGACGTGGCATTCACGCCCAGCAGCGCAATCCCGCTGTACTGCGGCGCGGTGGCGTTCTGCACAATCTCATTAACGTAGACGATCTCATGCTCAGGTGAATCTGTGCTGGCTTGAATCTCGTCATAGATGAAAAATTCAGCCAGCTTGCCCCATGCGTCGGCATAGTTGTTGTTACTGTCAGCATGCGGCAAACCCATATTGGATCGCCTGGTTTGCCGCAACCTGAACGCCTGTTCATTGCGGCTGATTGTGCGACCGTTGAATGTAGCGCGCACCGTGCGCCCGCCAGCTGTAGACGTTACCGATTGCACCGTGCTCATGCGACTGTCAATCACATACAACGTGCTTGCAGTCACAAGGTTCCGCACCTCCCATCCAGTGAGTGGTTCAACAATCCATTCCCATGAGTCAAGCGTTGGAAACTGCAGCCGCAGATAATTGAAAGATGCCTGCTGGTCAACGCCAACAAATCCAAACACCTGATCCAATGGTGTAAAAGCTGACTCCGACTGTTTGCGGTACAGCACACGCACAAACGAGTAGCGTTCACTAACGCCAATCAGCTGCCCGCTCTGATAGTTGTCAACCTTGAGCGTGTTGCCGCGGCGAATCGTGTCACCTTCGCGGTTCAGGCATGCCCTGCCATCGGCATCGGCAAACGACAACGCACCACGGAACCGCAGGATGCCATTCAACCGAATGCCCAGCGTTGAGCGAATCCCCAGCTCAACGATTCGGCATTCGCGTGTGGTGGCGCCAGTGGCCACCGCAACACGCATGATATGCGGCCCGTTAGTGGCCGTCTGCCGGGTCGGTGTTTCCGTCAGACCGTTTTGATTCAGTATGGCCTCCGTGACCGTTGCAGCCGCACCAGGTCGCACGATCCTGAACGTAGCCTCGATCCCCTGGCCGCTGCCTGATGCCTCAAGCTCTGCGTCGCTGCGGAACACCGCATCCGATGGCGTGCGGCCGGTGCATACTGCCAGTGCTGAACCGATCTTGTAAAGCTCCCCCACGGCAATTGCGTCATCCCACGCCTGTTGCCGCGCAGCTACTGACGCAGCAGCATCGTCTGCAGACTCGCTATACAAATCAGATTCGGAATAGTCAAACGCCATCGAGGCGCGCAGACGGTTGGGACTGGTCAGCGTCTGCACAGGGCCAGAGCCATCTGCAACCTGCAGTTCAACATCAACCCGCGTCGTTAACGTACTCTCGTTGATGCCGGTGCCGATGCTGACCGATGCAGTCTCGTTGATAAAATCAACAGAGATCAAATCGCTGCTGTTGTTGCGGATAAACGTGCGGCTGTTGCGCACCCTCACGATGGCGACAAACTTGAGCTGAAGATCGATGTCTCGCGCAGTATTGCGAGCGGTGACCCAATACTTGATCTCATACCGCCCAACGGCAGAATTAACGTACAGATTGGCGATAGTGTCTACGTTGATCGTTGCATCAGCCGTTACCGTCTTGGCTGTAGTGTTCACGGTCGGGCTACCAACCGTAACAGCGCCCTCCAATGCTGCCTGGGTGATAGCAGTGCTCACGCCAGGAATCACCTGATTGTAGGCCGGCTCCTGATATACATCTTCAAGGTTGCGCAGCTCGTGGTCTACTGTCCAGGTGTCGCCTTCTTCGACCACTGATTGGAAAATGGTCTCAAAGTCGCTACCTGGTAGCAGCTTGTACGTGACAACATCATTAACGGCACCGAACGATCCGCTAGTGATACCAGATCGCGTTGAGAAGAAGGCGCGAAACTTGGCACGCTGCACTTGAGTTGTATCATCCAGATCGCACACCACCTCGGCGTCACCATCGTCCCCCTTTGGCTTGAGGCTGGCAGTCACACCAGGCCGCACCGTAGGATTCAGCTTGAATCCAAGGTTGTTGCCAATCGGGCTATACACGCCGAATGTTGTCGACGTTGCGGGCTTCACTGCTGAGCAAAAATCAGGCGCCCAGTTGTTATCAACCGACTGCACCTGAAACACATCGCCAGCGCCGGCATTGATTGCATTGCCTGCATCAGCAGTAGCAGTGCGGCCAACAATTCGATTGTTACTACCAATCCGCCCGCCATTGTCGCGGTAGTAAATCGTGATGCGGCTGCCGATCTCGTTTGCCTGGCTGCTGCCTAGGTCATACACGCCGATTGCGTTGTCGCCAATCGCAAAGCCCTGATTGTCAATACTCGAAACCCTGCCCTCCGCCAGCATGAACACTGCGCGAAGCATCTGGCTCCCGCCAAGGCTCCAGATTTGAGACCATAACAGCGTTGCATTCACGCGCACGCCGCCATAGGTCACGCCGTTGATCGTCTCACGATTGGCATAAACCACTGGTATCGGCTCGCCAATGCTGGCCACCGCCTGCACGGCATCAAAGCCAACCCGCGGGGCGAATGATTGCAGATTCGTTTGTGACTCTCCAGTGCGGTTGCGTGCCTTCAGCTGCGCAGGCTTGGCCTGGGTGACAGTTGGCGTCAACAGCGTGCCGATCAGCTGCAGGCCGACGGCAATCACGATCTGAATTGCAATGCTCACCGGATCAAGACCCGCCACCGCCGCCGGCTGCGGCGCACGCTGGGCACGATCGCGCACCTCATCACGCCAATACTCAAACTGCTCATCGCTCAACCCGAGCAGCTCGGCTAGGTAGCGATCAGATGGCAGCATCCCGCGGTCTCCAATACTCCAGTCTCATCACCCGTTGCGCAGCGCTGAACGGCAGCCACTGCACACCACGGCGATGATTCACAGTCAACACACCACCGTCAACGACGATGCCGATCCCCATGCCAGCAGCATGGCGGTGGAGCAGCAATGCGCACGGCTCAAGGTGGCATGGTTCCATTGTGCGGCGCCACTCGCGCTCAAGTTGATCCCACTGCCCTGCCGCCGCCATCGTGAACCACTGCGGGTCCAGTGGTGGCATCGATAGCCCAGCAGCAGTTCGCACCTTATGCACCATCACCAAACAGTCAACACCGATGCCGTCATCTGGATCAGCACCGATCACATGCGGCAGGCCAGCATCAATCCAGCGGATGTAGTCGATCACTGCAGAGTCAGTGTGCCGCTGGTTGGCAGCGCACCCACCAGCGACTGATTCAGCACCCGGCCGCCTGGTGCCTTCACCGCATCCAAGGGGCTGGCCAGCTGCAGTGTCACGAACGCATCGTTGGTGCTGTGCTGCACCTGCTGCGACGACCAATACTCGACCACCAACAGTTGGCCGGGTTGCAGCGTTGCGCGGTTCACCTTCACGGATCGCACCTCCAGCAACCACTCCTCAGCAGCAGCTTCAGCGAAGACATTCATGCTCAGAGCAGAGATGCCGGCACCCAAGGCGGCCTCCGATCGATCACCACCTCTGGTGCTGCTGTTCGTGGCAACAGCAATCGGCAGATACGGATACTGCAGACCGTTATGCGTGATCACCTGATCAATAAAGAAGTTCTGCGCCGCCCAGCTGGTGTAGGTGCCATTGCGGCGCTTGAATCGCATGAAACTGCAGACTTCCATCAGCTCATCCCCACTGCGCGGCGCGCTGTTGGATTGTTGATCAATCGTTTCTGCGCGAGCTCAGCACCACGTTGCGCCGACTCGCGGCCGATGCGCTGCGCCTCCTCCCGGGTGACCACATCAAGATCGCCAACGCGAATGGTCTCGAAGCGCACGTCGATCATGGCGCCGTTTGCGACGCGATCACCAGCAGCGCCGCCGGTGGTGTCGCGCTGGAATGGCACCGTGAGGCCCTCCATGCCGCGCTGAAACGGCACCGCCAGGTTATTGTCGCCACGGGTGGTCACGTCACGCTGGAACGGCACTGCCAGCGCCTGCAGACTGGCATTGTTGAGTGCCTCCAGCGCCTCGGTGGCCTCAGCCGGGATGATGGTGCCGGATTGATACGGCACGAACAGTTCAGGGCCACGCTCACCGACCTTGTACGGCTGGCCGGCCATGGTGGGGCCACCGACTGCGCGACCGACCATTGCGCCTGGGTTGAAGCTGAACGCAGAGGCGGATCCTGGTGCCTGGAATGGACCGGTCGTGCTCGGCTGAAACGACGTTCCTAAAGCGCTGGAAGTAAAGCCGGCAAACATCCTGGCGATGCCAATTGCGATGTACTGCGCAATCATCTTTTTTGCTGCATCCAGCAATGCACTAGCAACGCCGTTTAGGAAGTCCACAAAGACCTCCTTGGCTGACTTGGCACCAGTCACAACCTCTGCCAATCCACGTGTCGCCAGGTCGGCGGCAGCATCAGCAGCGCCACCAATTGCCGGGTACTTCTCTAGGATTTCATCCAACACTACGCGTTGCTGCTCCAGCTGGTTGTATGCAGTTGGCATTGCGACCTGATCCATGAACTCCTTAAACAGGCGAGTCCGTTCCTCATAGACCTTGTTGAGATCCTGCTCAGTCTTCAGTTGAAGATTTGCTAGTGCATGACGTTCTTCCGCCTCAAGTCGCGCAGTCTGCTCTTGCAGGCTGTTCTCAATGCCAAGCCTCTGCGCTTCCTTGTCGAGGTCTAATGCCTCTGCCTTAAGCTGCCGATACTGCTCTTTGATGTTGTTGGCTTCATAGGCATTTTCAATCTGGATGCGTTCTTCATCAGAGGCTGCCTTGAGCAGTTCAGTTTCCTTGTTCAGCTGAACAACCGAATCAGTGCGCGCCTTGATTGACTCTTGGATTTTTTCAGTAAGCTGATCCTGCGCCTGCTTGAGTTTCTCGGCGGCTTGTTGTTGTTCGTCAATAAAACTGACCACGCCACTTGCGCCTTCAAGGTCGCGTAGTAAACCAGCGGTGATCTGAGGATTGGTGCCAAGTTGACGCCCTGGGCCATGAAAGAAGTTCTGGCCTTGGGCGCGGAGAAAGTCGCCTGACATCATGTTGCCGTATTGGCTGATGCCTTTGAAATACAACCTGCTGTTAACGTCCTGCACTGACTGCGAAAGCAGTTCAGGATTCAGCAGTTCAGCCTTTACCTGCTCAAATCGTGAGCGACCATATAGGTTGGGGTTGACAACCTGCGCACGACTGCGCCCAAAGTTGGGCGCATACTGCCCCGGTTGGGTGACAACATCAACCAGGTTGGACGGGAACTGCCCCGACCTGGACCGCGCTAGGATATTGGCAAACACATCAGTACGGCCACGGGGATCCGGGCCGCCATACTCACCGATTGCTGTGTTGACCGCTGCAGCAATCTCGGCATCAGTAAGGCGGAGCAGCTCCTTTACGCCTTTGGCCGCCGCCGCGCCAGCCTCCTTAGCCCCACCACCTCCAGCCGGAGCGGGCGCGCTAGGGGGCGGTGCACCTGTGATCTGCTGCGCACGGGCGAACGCCGCATCGCGGGCACCGGAAAAGCGAGACACGTACGCACTTGATGCCTGATTCCTGCGCGTCACCGCAGCGCTCGGCGTGTAGGTCAGTCCCCGGCGCTCGGCCATCGCCTTGGCCGCGGCCTCTGCATCCTGCACACCCACCAGCCCGGTGAGCAACTCGTCAAGGCCCTCAATCGCAAACTTCACGCCGACCGTGATCAGGCCGATCTTGCCCAGCGTGCCCAGCACCGTCAGCAGTCGGCCGGCGCTGGTGGCTGCGGCGGTTGACGCGGTGGCGGATGCGGTTGCCGAGGCTGTGTATGCGTTCAGGGCTGCAGTGGCGGCACGAATCCCACCAATGGCGTTCATCGCCGTGGTCAGGCTCACGACGGCCACACCAGTCGCCGCTGCTGCCACGCCCACGTTGCGCACCGGCTCGGGGAGCTTGTTGACTTCCTGCAGCAGCTGGGTTGCCGCCCTGGCCATCGCCAGCGCCGTGGGCAGCAGCGCCTCTCCGATCTCAATCTGCAACTCCTGCCCCGCAATCTGCAGGTTGCGGAACTGCTGCGCCGGGCCTTTCATCGCCTCAGCCAGCTTGGGGGCGCCGTTGCGCTCAATCCGCCCGAGAGCGGTCAGCACGATGTCGCCGGTGATCCTGCCCTCTTTCGCAAGCTCGCGGATCTGGCCGATCGGCACGCCCATCACCTCGGCGATGCCCTGCACCACCGCCGGGGTCTGCTCAAACACGCTGTTCAGTTCTTCGCCGCGCAGGACGCCGGTGCCGAGTGCTTGGCTCAGCTGCAGAAACGCTGCGCTGGCCTCAGCCGACGTGGTGCCGCTCAGTTTGGCCGCCGTGTTGAATCCGTTGTAGACGGTGCTGATCTCCTCCAGCGTCAGCCCGATTGGCCGCAATCTGGCGTAGATCTGGGCAAACTCCTGATTGGTCTGCGTTTGCGCAGTGCCGAACTTCTGCGCGGCTGCAGTGGCCGTGGCCTGCACCCGGCTGTAATCGTCGAGGCCCTGCGACAGCGACCTCAGCCGCCGCTCTGATTCCTCACTCGCCACCACTGCGCTGAGTGATCCGCCGATAGCCCTGCCAGCGCCGATGGTGGCCAAGCTGCTGGCAAGACCTGCTGCCAGCCTGCGGCCCAGTGAATCGCCGGCAGCCGTCGCCGTCCCATCCAGCCCGCGCAGCTTCCCTTCGAGCTTCTGGATCTCCGCGCCATACCGCTGAAACTCCCTGCTGCCGATCTTGGCCTGTTCCTGAAGGCCGCGAAATGCGCCGATGCTGCTGCGGATGCCGGCGATCGTGTTGTCATTGGCGCGGGCGAACTGGAACGTGGCCGCCCGCAGGGTGCCCATTTCCCGCGCTGTGGTCTGGCTGCCCTTGGCCAGATCCTGCAGCGACTTTTTCACCCGGTCGATGTTGCCGCCGCCCTTCACCTCGGCCGACAGCTTGATAGCAGTCTCCAGGCTCATCCGGGCCATTGATTATCCGATCGCCAGTCCTAGCGTCAGGCTACTGATCCGCCCGCATCACCCCCAGAAACTCCCGCTCCACCAGCCGCAGATCCTCCAACAGCCACAACCGGTCATGACGCTTCACACCCTCATCCTTGGCCCACAGGAAAAACACCTGGTAGTCAAGTCCTACGGGCCCATTCATTCCCATCCGCCACTGGGTCTGCAACTTCATAAACCACCCGATCGCCTCGACGTTCTCCGCCAGCAGGCCGAACGTCTCTGGCCGCTGCTCCACCTCAGGCACCGCCAGGCCGAACACCGCTGCAGCATCAGCCGCATCCTTGCCGTTGTCAGCTGGGTCGCCCTTCGCGGCAGCGGCGAGGAACCGCGCCGCGTCGATCAGTTTTTTGACCGGAATCCTCCGGCTTTCGCAGCGGCCTTCTCAGAGGGCTGACCCAGGCTCTCCAGCCATGCCTTGAAGATCGCAGCAGCAGCGCCCTGCACCCGGTAGAGCTGGGCCTTGGTGGCGTCACTGAACTCGATCGGCTCGCCATCCTTGTCCACCACCTCATCACCCCAGCCGCAGAGCACCTCATCGGCCAGGTCCTGATAGGTGCAGGGCAGCGGGTCGCTCAGCGAGGACTCTTCATCCTTGGCGTAGCCCTGCAGCGCCTCGATGCGCTTGCGCATCGCCACCAGCATCTGATTGTGCTGATCCTGCAGCGCCTGCGCGTCCTGCTCATCCAGCACGCTGAAATGAGCGGTGAACTTGTAAGGCTTTTTGACTCCACCTTTGGCCGGCAGGTCAACACTCACCGGCCACTCGATGTAGTCGGGCTGGAACAGGTGGAACATGGCGAATCAGAAGAAGATCAGGCGGGTTTCGTCGTTCTGGGTCTTGGGCAGTGCGGTGAACGGGATCTGCAGCATGTCGTTTCCGTCCGAATCGCTGAAGCTCAGGTCACCGCTGATGGCGCACTTCGGCGCAAAGAAGATCGAGCTCTGCGTTGCAACCGTACCTTGCTGCACAACAAACGGACCATCACTGGCGCCGCTGTTGTCAGCGGCAGCAGTGAAGTAATCTTTCGTTGCGACAGGCGGGTTTTCGATCGTCAGCGTGCCGTTCGGGTTCGGACGATCGGTGATGCGGGCTTGAGGCTCGCAGTTGATCAGCGAACGGAACGACGTGGTAAGCCCCCAGTCGAACGTAAAGCCCTCCGTGCAGGGACCGTAACCCTGGAACCGGAGCGCCTTGGTGTGGCGCGGGGTGACGGGCACCGGCTCAGCCTGGTTGCCGTAGGTGAAGCTCTCAGTGCTCTTGGCAGTCGGGGTGACGTACTTGCCGATGCCGGTGATCGTAAACGTGCCGTAGCCGTTTAGCGGGCTGTTGATCGCCGGGCTGCCACGGAAGCCCTCGATGCGATGCACGTTCTGATCTTTCACCGCCACCAATGTGCAGCTGGAGCCATTGCCAAACGTGCTGATCGGCTGATACAGCGACAGTGCAGGGATCTTGTAGGTGCTGTCGCTGCCAGCCGTGAATGCTGCAGTGGATGGCACCACCGTAACCTCGCGTGTGGTGCCGTTGTGCGCCACAATCACCCCCTTGTGAGTGTTACCCGTACCACTGGTGATCTCGATCGGGAAACCAACGTAGGCATCACTGGCCGGGTTGCTGCCGCCCAGGTCCGCCAGTGTGATGGTGTTGGCGCCACCTGCAGTGGCTGTGCCGGTGATCTCCGCAACGCTTGCCAGGTTCATGCCGGCAGCCAGCAGCAGCGGCGAGAAACGCGGCGCGGTAGCAGCAACACCAGAGCCGCCCCACTCAAAGGTGATCGTGACCGCAACATGCTCATTAGTGAGCGGTTGACGGTCAGCACCAAGGAATCCCTTGATCAGGTTGCGTTCAACGCGATTACCGGTGATGGGGTTGACATCCATTGAGATGAATTTGACCGCATCAGATGCACCGATCGCAGATGCGAGCGTGCCGTATGCAGTTTCCGTCTTGGCCAGCAGGAAGCTGTTGCGGATCAGGAGAGCAGTCATCAGTCCTTGGTGGCAGTCTTGACAGGCTTGGCGGGCTCAGCAGGTTCAACAGGTGCGATGGCCTCAGTAGCGGGCACCATCTGACCGCTGGGCAGCATCACGTATTCACCGGACTGGCCGTGATGCTCAAACGATGAATCTGCCGCCATGGGATGGGGTGAGCTTCCGCACCATCAGGCTATGGAGCCAGATTGATGGCATCATCTCGGGTGCGGTAACGGATCAGGAAGCGATGGCCGATCCATCCAGCGGTAGCGTCAGCTGGTTCATACTGCGGCGCCCAGCCATCAGGCTGTACGTCATGCGCTAGGCCGCCGAGGCTGCGGTCAGCCATCATCCGGGCGTGAAGGTCAACGCCGATCGGATCAGCCAGCTGATCGGGGACATCACCGCGAACGTATATTTCAATCAGCACCGGCAATGCCTGATCCAGACGCCCCAGGCTGGCGCCGGTGGTGCGTGGTGCGTTGATCGGGTTGTCCTCGCCAGGGCTGACGGTGATCGCTGGCGATTCTGAGCGGCTGTATGCCTGTGTTCTGGAGCGGTAGATCCTGCTGCCCACCAGCACGGTGCCGGGTAGCACGCTGGTGGTGATGTGAGTAAGGATCTGCTCTCGAATGCTGGGTGCTGGGTTGGTCATGTCTCAGTGTTGGCAGGCAGCAGCGAGGCGATGAACTCCGCCGGCAGTGCGTATTGCTGCGCCATAGCGGCGATCTGCTGGAGCAGCTCAGGAGAGATACCGCCCACGCTCAGCACTCGCTGCCAGAGGCCAACGAATAGCCGAGTGTCGCCCTTGGATGCTTCCGCCAATCCGATGCTCAGGCCATTGGCCAGTGCAGTCGGGATGTTGTCGTATAGCTCGGAGATGGCAGGGTTAGCGGCCAACTCAATGCCGAAACCCATCCACTGAGGCTCAGGGGCGTGGGCAGCGTCGTAGCGGGCCTGTTCCTCTGGGGTGGTGTCGCGCAGCGCCCAGTTGATCTCCCAACCGTTCTCCTCAAGGACTGGCGGCAGTTGCTCGACGGCCTGGAGGCGATGGTCGTAACCATCAGGCTGTGGGTTGATGGTGACAGGGAAGACGTTGAAGGGGACCAAATCTTCCGGGGTGGGTTCTGCCGGAAATGAAATGTTGGGGTGTGCCTTGCGGAGCTGCCAGAGGTTGTAGGGGTACTCGGGCTGACCGTCTGTAGTGATGTGGACGTAGTTCATGGGGTGGGTTCCTCCTGGGCGGACAGTTCGGCGACTTGTTCCGCGATCACGTCGCGGATGATGCGAGCGCGGAGTTGCTGACGGCATTCCTCATCGAGGCGGGCTTGGAGGTCGTCGCGAAAAGCGAGGAGGTCGGTGTTGTCAGCGTGCTCGGCGTTGATCTTGGCGATGGCCAAGCGGTAGTTGTCGATGTTGACTTGGTAGCCGAGAAGCTCTTGATTGCGGCCTTC